CGGGAATGTAAAAGTATTGAGGACAGCGCCCTTGGCTTGTGAACCCCAAGTGCCCTGAGCGATAATAACAGGCCTACCTAAAAAGTCATGAATGGAGTGGTTCTTTAGATCACCAATGTCAGCATACATAGAAGACTCGTAATCTGCAGGAGAACCACAATATGCATCTTTCACAGTAGTTCCATCATCTCGCATAACCATAGTATCGTGAACGGAAGGAATTGTCGTCGACATAATATCAGGATTTGCATTAAAATTTTGTTCAGTAAGTGATTTCTTTGGTAAGGGGCCACTTAACCTCCTCACCGCACTGACGATCCCTTGGATGATGGAGGGCTGCTCCTGGAGATCCTAGGGTATAAGAGTAAACACTCCCTCCACTTCCGGCAATAGCACTACTTTCTCTTTGAATGTCGTCAGAATTTTGCATAGGGAAAGCAAGATCACACTGCCGGGGGACACAAGTTCCCATGGTGACGATGGAATGATAAAATCCCAAACCTTCGTCACGAAAGCCAACTATACCACGGGAAATAGCGGCTTTCACTATACGCGGTGCATACTCATCATAGATTTTCCTACCGTGCATAGTCAACTCCTTCAAGACCTCTGTAATAACATCGGCCTCTTCTGGTGTGGAGTCTACACCACGCGCCCTAGTCCAATTAAGCATCTCAAGACGTGACGCTAGATCAGCTGGACACATCCTAACACTCGTCGGTCCAGACACTGAGTCCACGTGAAGATATTTTCTTTTCAAAAAGGACACTTCGTCAATAGTTTTGTATGGTTGAATGTTATCCATATTCTTATCTGCTGGCGTATATTGCATCCCAAACACACCCATTGCCTCAATAACAGAATGCATATTGAACCACGACACTATCTTGGGATGTATTGAAACCAAGTTATCGTCTCCATAGGCCACCACACGCAAATTCTCATGGAATGAGGACATAGACCATGGCAAATTTCGCTCCCGGGCCATGTGCATATACACGACCCTGAAGAGAATGTTGACATAAAGTGAGTTCGCCTCAGCCGTGGCCACAAATCCAGATGGCAAACTATGAGTACATTGATAAACCACGTCCCTACACGATCTAATTGCATAGGCGGCATGATACCATAGATTACGTCTAATGACAGTATTACCATCATCATACATTGAATCCAAAATCTCAAATATGGCCCACATCACTTGGTCCATAATAGTGCCATCAAAACTAGCGAAATCTCCATCAATCAAGTGAGGAGAAAGTGCGGTCATGTATTTAGCCAAAAAGTCCCATTCCCTACTCCACACATTTATACCAACACAAACACCATTATGAATGCGGTTATGTCGGATAGTTGCTAGAGCAGACAAGAAATATTTACGGAAAAGGATGTTATAATGCATTGGGCCATTGGAAATGATACGAGTCTTACCTGCATCAACCTTCTCCATCGACCTACGCTCATCCTTCAGCGTGTCAATCCATATGACCTCACTTGGTTCATCATCCATACACTGTCTCTCTAACAAGTCCACGTCATGTCTAAGTTTGAGGGCTTCTTCCGATTCAAAATCATAGTCAAAGCGCCCCATCCAATTGGTTTTGCCCTTGTTCCCTAAAGGCTTCTTTTGCAACATATAGGGATAACCAGGGGATGTAGTTCGGTTTATAGGTTGAAACAAATCATCGGCGGGGATACCTTGGATAGCCTCTTCATAGGTTAGAACCCGCATCTCTGGGGGGTCTTCCCTAAATTGTGATCGCACCATGATGGAGACATCCTTTTTTGCTATCTCCAACAACTCGAATGGAACATATTCACACGGCACTCCCGCTTTCTTGATCCCTTCCACCAATGGGTCATGATACTTACCACCGATGTTCATTGGCTTAAGAAGAGCTGGACGTGTAATTGGTTCTGTGATAGCTCCACTCATCTTGCTAGGTTTAATAGCGGTACGAGCAGATACTGGTACATGCTGTGCCATTCTACCGACATGCACGAAGCCACTATCAATGGGTTCTCCAGCACCTTCCAAAACCGATGGAAGTTCACGTCCAATCTGCGCTCTCGAATCAAACTCATCAACTGCTGCTTGAATGCATTCACGTGATACGACCTGAACATAGTTTTGATTATTACAACTCCCGCTAACGTGAATACCTATAATGCGCCCACGCAACTGGTCAGTGTTAATCGACATCAGTTTACCACAATCGCCAAATTTCGTCGGAATGTTGTGTTCAGCTATAGAAGTTGCAACAACAGTCTGTGCCCGCGGTTCATCCAAGATGTACGGATGTAGATGGTCGCATAACACATTAATAGTCCCATCCCTATCGGAAGACTTAACACTACCATCATCCTCTAGGTCAATGCCATGCAGCGTGCCATAACTCTTGCGCCCATGCAATTTAGCCAAGTCCTCACGCGTGGCAAAATGTCGCAACAAGTTCCTACCACGAGGAAACTCCTTTATGGAAAATAAAAGAGCATCGGTGGCGGGACCCTCGACATGATCGATAGCATATATCTCATCCATAAAATTAAGATACTCTCGTTTAATAACCACAGTTGGGTGGTCACGATGGCGTAATGCAACAAAAACGGGAGGATCTTCTTCCATGAACGTGAAGAAGTGCCTAGGCATAAGAAATATAGAACCAGTAACATTGGTGACATTGCCCATAGGAACCATTTTGCCATTTGCATAACCAGCAATCATAATATATTGCTGCTTTCGCAAACACGCAACAGACTCCTCTAGGCCCAAACTCTTACCCATCTCGGCTTTACCAG